GCCATGATTATTCTCCTAGTTGATTCTACATAGTCTCTAGGCCGTCGACTATACCGCGTCCATGCAGAAAATTAATATATTGTATAGTGAGATATTTATAGCTTATTTTTGAATAGAGTGCAAGAGATCCTACAGTGTGGAGTCGAATTTTCCAACGATGTAGCTTGTTAATTAAGTAGCTACTGAAACTTCTGGAGCAGAACCGTCTATGTTGTTCTGTAAGTGAGCTAATCTAGCTTCTTCAAGCTTGATATCAGTGATGATCTTTTTAACTTTATCGTCGATCTTCACCATATTAAGAGTGTATCTATTATTATCTAGATGCTCCTGTTCCCACTTCAACTCCAAGGACCTTTTTTGTTTGTATAGGTCTTGTATCATCGATAACCTCTTCGTAAGTTATTCTATTTAATCCCGAATGATAACTGTCCCCGAGATATTCCCAGACTATACCTTTTTCTCCAATTTTGTCAAGGATAGCTTTTTCAATACTTTCTAGATTATCCTCAGCTAATATTTCAAATTTAGTGTGGTAATTATAGGCCCAGATAGTGATGAGAGTTTTTTTCATAGTTTGTCTTTCTACTTACATAATGAGGCAAGATTGTGTCTTGCCTCACTATTTCTAATTATTATGCTCCTGGAGAACCGTAGATTCCTCTGAAGTCAGAAACACCAAATTGGTATCTCTCTCTTGCTTTGAATCTTAAGTTACCAGTATCGAAGTCGCCTTCCATAGCAGTTTTGATTGGTGTTCTAACGAAATGTTTCATTCCGTTTGGAACATCAGTGATAAGGAAGAATGCATTAGGATCAGTTAAGAAATTGTTCACTCTGTAACCTTGAGGAACCATTCCCATTGATCTAATTGCATTGATATCGTTATCAGCAGTTTGAACTCTGCCTTCTGATTTCATCAATCTCTCAGCTTGAAACTGTAGCGCAGAAGGGACAATCATTTTTGTCGCTTTCGCTGCAATTTTTAAACCTCTTTCATCAGTGAACGCTGCAATGTCAATAAGAGATTGCTCTAATGAAGTTTCGTTTAAGTCAGCTGCTGTAGCTAAAGTGTTTGACACTGTTCCAGCAATAGTAGGGTGATTAGTTGCAAATAAATTGCTTCCATCCCCAGAAGTGAAACCACCTCCAAAACCATTAACCAAAGGGTTAACCGCTTTAACTTGCTTAGTGTTAGACATACTTCTTGCTAACGCTTTTGTGTATCTGCTTGACAGTCTGTCATACAGGTTATCTTCCACCGCTTCCTCAGTAATTGCGAAAGCAAGAGCCACTGTTTCCATAGTGTATCTAGCAGTGAAAGTCTCTTGAGCACTGTCAAAAGTTACACCTGATCCTTCGGGTTTTACTTGAGCATTAGCGAATCCAGATAACATAACTTCCTCTTCGAAAGCTCTGTCTGAAGTTTCTGTCGCGTAGATCTCAGCATGTTGGTTTTCGTATCTCTTATATTCCAAGCCGAATAATGCATTCAAACCTGGCTCTAGTTCTTTAACTAGTTGTCCTCGTGATATAGCCATATGATTATACTCCTGCCTGTGTTTTTAAGAAATGTTCATTGATCATAACAACAAAATTTACGTTACTTGTACTTAAATCGTTGTTGTTAATGTCTTTTGAAACACCAACTACTCTCAATTGTCCACTAGTTGAACTCAAAGATGAGTCGTCTAGTTCTACATTTGATACGTAGTTTGCTGAATCACCTGCTGCATACAGAATGTCATAGTTCATGAACACGTCTGTTTGAGCCGATGCTGTTGAGTTGTCCGATTGTATCTCAAATCTTTCATAAGGATCGTCTGATACAAATCCCACGATATCTGTTGCAGTATTACTTGCATTTAGATGTTGTGCGAATGTCGGTTTTTGTGTGTCGGTTGCTGTAAAGAAAACCCCGTTAAGTCCACCTAATAGTGAGTCTCCTGCTGCAGCTACTCCAATAGTTCCAGTGTTTAATGCTTTTACTGGATCTTGGAAATAGATAGCTGTTGCCGAAGCCGCTATTGAGTATTCACTTAAACCTTGGTTATCTCTATTCTGGCCGATTTTTCCGATGGCTCTTATGCCAAAGGCGTTATCTTTATTACTTGCCATTATATTGTCTCCATTGTTTATTTGTTTTTTTAAATGATGAACTTAGAAATTGTTAAAAAACTACTTCTTCGTACCACCAAAGGTTGTGCGAGTTTGTCTATCAATATTGATAGGCATACTTGGGTGCTCTTCCTTCATGAGATCGTTGTCGAATGCTTCCGCATTTTCCTGCGCCTGTTTACGATAGTATTCGGCGTATTGTCTTGCGATCTCTTCGGGTACTCTAGCGAGCACTAGGCCACCTTGACCGATCACTCCCTTGTATTTACCGTCTTGCACAACTGAATAGTCTGTTTCATTATATTCATCGGCTCTCACTAATTCGTAACCAGATCTAATACGACCTTGTACGTTTTTAGAATCGTCGAATCCCATTGATTCAGCTCTCAGCCATCTATGTACAAAACCTGCTGGTGCAGGGGGTGCATCTAATAAAGATGGTGGAGACCAGACTTTTGGTCGAGATGTTTTTTCTCTAGTCTGACTCGCACGTGAAGTTTTTTTATCGTCTATATTTTCCATGCTTATACTCCTTCCGTGATTTTTAATTGTTCCGCATAGTCTTTAAGTGGCACACCTAATTTTCTAGCAATTGCTACCTGTGACGGTGAGAGTTTCACAGTTTTGCGACCTGATGTTTTACTACTACGCGTTGCAGAAGCAACAGTTTGAGTAGGTTTGTTGGTCGAGTCTGAAACTATATCAAACTTGTGGGGGAATTCAACCCTTATTCTTCGGTCTACTTCAGTATAATACTCATCAGCGTCAGCATTAGGGTCATATCCCTCAACTTCAGTCAATTGTCTATGTATTACCTTGGCCCCTTCAGTCATAACAGGATCTCTGTTGAACCAAGTAGCGTTTTTACTAGCCCAACTTCTGGCTCTACTATCTACTCTTCTCGGTTCTTCAACTGGTGATTGGTATTGTTGTTGTCTTTCCATTTCTAAGGCTTGAGTAGCTTTTTGGTCAGCTTGTCTAGCTTTAAGATCAGAAAGTCTAGCTTCTTCATAACCCAATCTAGAAATTTCTGCACTTGCAGCAACTTCAGCTTTAAGGTCGTTTTCTTCCCTAGCTTTTGCTAGTTTAGAAACAGCCGCTTCCATACCAGATTTAATTCTACCTTCTTTTTCAGATACAAATCCTGTATCTAATTTTGTAAGTCTAGAATTAAGTTGTTCTTTTTCAGCCAAAACACTTTTTGCATAAACAGTAGCCGCTTCTTCACGTCTTTCTGCTTCACGCATTTTTTTAGTTAGTTTAGCTATTCTTCTTTTTACTCCATCAGAGTATTCTTCTAATTCTTTCTTTTGTTCTGTATTTTTTTCGCCTTCTTGAACATCAACATGCTCACTAGGTTTCTCAGGTGTGTCATTGGACTCATTATCGAATGTAACACCTTCTTCTTTGTTTGTATCATCGCTTATCTCCTGTGTTGAACTTTCTTCTACTAAATTTTCTTTGGGTTCGTCCAAAGTGACTTCAGCTCCTGGTCCAGAAGTATCGATGTCAATGGTATCTTCTTGCATAGTTATCTCCTTCTATGATTGTTAATATTGATGAAGTATATCTTCAGGGTCATCTATGTTTGCTAAAACTTCATCATCATTTAGCAATCTTACTTCACCCCCGTCAATTTGAATTCTTGATCCTGCATATTTTGCAAAGATTACCCAATCACCTTTTTTGCACCAAGGTCCTTCAGGAAATTTTTCTTTGTCATAACAATGAGGTCCCATTTCAAGTACAAGTCCACAAGTAGATGCAACTTGTTGTCTCTCTACTGCATCTTGTGCAAGAAATATTCCACCTTTAGTTTTTTCTGGCATTCTGAAAGGAAGAACTAGAAGTCTCCAGCCCGTAGGTCTTGGTAACTTATTTGATTCTTTTGTTTTTAAACGCTCATAAGATTCTGT